AAAAATGTTCTCGTCATTCGCTTTCACTAGAAGGGCAGAAAAAAGAGTATTATCTTTGATGCTGTTTTCATCTCTGAAGGATACGTCAAAATACTTACCATTTCGCTCTACATAATAATCCCCCCAGTGGTAGCCTCTATGTTTGTTCTGGGCATGATTGGAAATGATGAGAGACTTCTGTGCGTGAAACAGTAAAGAGAGTTGTTGGGCGATGATGTATGGGTCACGAAACCGTTTTGGCGCAGTCTGACGATGGTGTAATTGTGCGGTCATTTTATAAGCTCCTTAATGCAGTTGGTTTGGGGTAACGCTTTCGCTAGATTACCTTTGGCTAGGCAGTACAAGACTACCCAGCGAGAGAGAATCTATTTGTGAATGTAGTTAGACGATACTTCTAGCTCCTGTGTAATGCGTTGATATTCTTGTAGATGATACTGAGCAGCTTTTTGTTTTTTAGTGCGCTCTACTTGCTCTTGTTGTTTTCGTTGTGTTTCGTACTGTGTTGCATCAAATTCAAAACCGAATAACGATGCAACTCGTTGTGTCTCTTTAATCAAATCGTGAATACTTCCATAGCTTATTGCCTTTTCCACTGCCTTGCCAAGCACTTTTAGGCGTTGTTGAAAGATATTTTTTGGATTTACTCTTTCAGGAGTAGTCCAAATGGGATACGACACCATACGTTCAACAAACTGAAATTCTTGGGTGATTGCATAGCTATGCCCGTTATAGGTGACATACACGACACCTTCCTTTTCTGCCAACTCTTTGAGGTCGTTAGCGGCTCTACGATTGCACACTTTGTCAGAGCCGCAATCGATGAACAGCACTTCTCCTTGCCATGCTGCTATCATTTCACCAGAAGCGTAGAGATAGCCTTCAGAATCGATTTGCAAGCCACTGGAAGAGAGGTCGCTAGCGCGTGACAGAAAAGAATTGAGGAGTTGTTCACGCGAGAGATTTTTAGTTTTCATTAGCGATAACTTCCTCAGATAAAAGATAATGAGTAGAATCGATAATTGTCTCATCTGTACCGAACTCTAGTATCGGTTTATAGTCTTTTACAGTTCTAATACTGATTTGGATAGATTCAAAATCAGGATAAGTGTAATCCATTGCAACAAGCCGAGCATCGTATTTTTCGAGAAGTAGGCGCAAATCTCGGCGAATGTCAGGCTTAGGCTCAACTTCGTTCTTGACGAACACAAACACAGTATCGCCATTAGGGAGCCCACCTTCTTCAAGGCGAAATTTTCCATCTTGAAGCCAATTGTATTCAGCACAGAGTCGAGTTGCAATATCTAATGCAGGATTGTTGTCATCAAGAGTTTCTTTGCTGCGAATGATTGCGGGAACACCTTCAGCTTTAGCGCGAAGTTTTCCAGTGACAGAAGACCGAGAAACTTGGATTGCTTTCATCGCCTAATTCTCCCTATAGGTTCAAAATAAAAAGTTGGCTGACCATTAAAAGTAAGTTCAATGCGTTCTGGTGTGTTTAGTGAGACAGCAAAGCCGTCAGGTACATCACTGTCGAATAGTTGGGTTAGAAGCTTGTCAGGATTGGAATATCTGACAATATCTGTGGTGCTGTGTCCTTTACAAGTATGGTGACGTTTCACCCGAGTTTGTTTTTTGGCAGACATTTAAGTATTCTCCTAGAGAGTGCAAGATTTGACGATTAGAGACTTGTTGAAGGTGCGAAGCTATGCGAGTGAGGTTCGCTTGGTTGCGTGTCTTGGTAGCTTCTTTTTCTGCCACTCCGATGTGGTAGCTATGGGTGAGTTTAGCGAGATTCATTTTTCAATACCTCACGCACGATTGCGATACGTTCTACAATGTGTTTTGCGACATTCCAGTGTTCTACATTGAAAGTAGAGCGGAATTTATTCTTTGACGGCGTGAAGACATTTAAGAACCAAGGAGAAAACAGATTAAGGCTGCTTCGTGATAAGTCTGAGAGGTCAGGAAATATTACTTTCCCAAACTCCCATACTTCCAAATCTTTACCGTCATAGTTCAGAGAGAAGACTGTGCCATCATTAGCAGCTTTCCAAGTCTTTACAATCAAGTGCTTACCGTCAAGTTTGGCTTTGCTGGTCTTGACCTTGATTTTAGGGTTTTCGAGAACACCAGTTTTCAGCCAGTCGATAGCATTCTTAAAACCGATACAGTAAGCAGGTTGCGCGATATCACCTACGAATTGCAGAAAAAGAGGGGTTTTGTGGTCAGTGTCGTAGTGAGTTAGCTGAACTTTGCGATTTTCAAATTGTACATAATCATCAAAACCGAGCTTGGCAAATTTAACTGAAGTGTCATAAGTAGTCATAATTTTTCTCCAAAACAGTTGGGCAGAAAAGGGAGGGGAATTAAGGGTAGCCCCTCTCTTTAGGGATGTTAGTAGGTCAATCGAATACGCTTTATACCATCCTCTTTTTCGAGAGTGAAAGGAATAGATGCTGTGCTTAGTTCAATAAGCTTTAAGCGTAAATTTTCCCAGTCTGCATTGTTGTTGACAAGAGAATAGCTGATTTGAGTAGGTGCGTCAAATTTAGGCAGTGGTATCATCTCAGTGCTGTTACGGTTAGATGTACGTCTTGAAAATTCTGTGTCTGTCATGTTTTTAATTGATTGATTGAAATAAAAGCTTCGCACGAAACGATAGAAAAAGTCAAGCGATTTAGTGAAGTTCTTTTTTCACTTTCATGATGCCAAGCATACTTTCATACGCTTCTAGTTTGGCATCTTTAGCGGCGGTAATTTCGCGAGTATCGTAAATGCGTTGCTCATAACCTAGATGGAAACAAGCAAAACCAGATATGACACAGCCTACAAGGAAGCCAAAAATAGTTCCTTCAATCATGACTATCTTTCCAAAAATAGATGGATACAAGAGGGGTAAAAATCTCAAGACTTGATTTACTCTTTCTATGAAAGTCCCAAACCCAACTGAAAGCAAGTAACCGAAAATCAAGTTGCCAGTTAACACCGTTAAAGACTACGGCATTTTTGTAAAATTGTATATCAGGCATTGTTAATCGACCTCATAGAAATTGTACTGCTCACCTTTCAACAAAGCATCTACAGCACTAAGTACAGCGTATTGTGTATCAGCGTAGTATTTGCCATCTGGACTCTCTAGCACCAAACCACCAAACAAAGCTACATTGACAGTTTGCCAACCATTGCACAGATAGCTCTCTAGTAGTTCGCAAAGGGCTGTATCGTGTGGTAGCGAGTTAAGATACTCGATTTCATTCTCATCGAGTGTAGAGGGGATGTTAGAACCATCTAGGATAAGATATGCTTTCTTATCACTTAACCGCAATTCAAGACCTGTGTTATTCATCGGATAGTTACCTCTCTATAGGTTGTAATCACTTCACAAACATCTAGCACGCAATCAAAATCATATTCTTGTTTCAAGAACCAAATCAGATTGGTATCGCTTGTAGCATAGAAGACAAAAGGATTTTCATGGTCATCTGATGACTCGAAGTACACGAGATACTTTTTGCGCTTGCCTAGAAGCTGATACAAGCGTTTGATTCCTTTTTCTGAATAAGTCTTGACGTTAAAGAATACGGTCAAGAGGTTATCATCAGTTGCAAGGCGTTCTAAGTCTGCATCATTCCAAAGACGAGTTGTTATAGACATTACCATTCATCCATCCATAGTTATATTAGGGCTAGCAAGCCTTGCAAGACACTACAAGGCATAGTCAGAAAAGAAAGTTACGCGATACCGATTACCTTAGCAAAGCGCTCAAGTTCTTTCGCTTGAATATCGTGACAGCCAATTCTAATTCCCCAGTCGAATACACCTTGCAGTGTGAAATTGCCAACTTGTGTATCTTCGGGCATAGCTTGATTTTTGAAGGCAGTATAGAGTGACTTGCAGACTTTCAAGGGGACTACAGCCCCACGACTTGTTTGGACGCGATTCTCTTCGCTAGGATGTACTCTTAGAACGATAGGGTTTGTATGTGCGTTAGGGTATGTGTGTGAGATACCAGCAAGCCAGTCAAGACGTTCTTGTTTTGAGCGCTCAAAGGCAAGCCTCTCTTTTTCTGCTTTCTTAGCGTTAGCGGCATCTAGCACCGCCTGTAGTTCATCAGTAATCTCGAAAGAGAGCAAAGGGCAGTCAACATCAGACAACTCGAAATATTCTTTGATGAGATTGGCTTTAGTAGCGTATTGAAAAGCCATGTTCTTTCTGTCATCGCTTGTGCGACTGAACTTCTTGAGACAAGCAGACTCTAGCAACTTTAGATAGATATCGTGATACTGTTGCCATATGGATTCTGGCTTGATGTATTGAGGTCTATCATCGAGGCTAGAACGCCCCACGCCTCTGCCACTACCAATGCAAAGTACATCTTGACTAACCCATTTTGGGATAGAGTCATATTCAAAAATAGGTTGTGTGACTGCACTGCGAATATCGCTTTGATGACCGCTTGTAGTGTGCGAATAGCTGTAATTATTCAGGATAACCACAAGACCTTTAGCACTTTCTCGAAAAGCAGCAATGGGAGTTGAGTAGGAATACAGAACATCACCAATATCACTAGGCAGCTTAGAAGCCCTGAAAGACACATTAGAGCTTCTACCTTCATCTTGAACACGGTTAGCCCAGATGTGGATACACTCAGAAGCATTAGAGAATACACGTTTGATACGAGCCATGAGATTTTATTCCTGTTTTTACAGTAAGTGATTGAGTGAAAAGAGCGCTATAAGCGATAGCTACATTGCTCTTGACTGTCCATAAGTTGTTAGCTTACAGACAGTTAGGAAAAATGTCAACTTACGCTAGTTAGCGATTTTTGTCTATATTTTCTAGACTTTAGCGGAATACCTTCGTTTTCGCGATAGTCTCGCATGAGTTCGCGTTTCTCTTTTAGGGAAGTAGCGCAGGTTAGCACTTCCCAACCTTGACCGTAGTTACCAAGGATATCCCATAAGTCTCTAGTCTTGCGAACGTAGTTAGCCATAGATATAAAACCTGCTTCTAGGGTCGTTTACCTTGTCACTAGCGAAGTTTTTGAGACGTTGCTCAATGTCAAGATTTTCGTTAAAATCAATCTCAGTATGCTTAGCTTCACGTCTCAACATTTTCCAGCATTCATCGAATAAATCACGGCTACCCTCAAAACTTTTCCAGTAATCTTCCTTAGTCATACGAATAGACTTCCATCGCTCTTTCAGCGCTTTGCGGATACCTCTAGAGATTGCCTCATCAAACTCAAACCACGGCTCAAATTTAACCCTTGGATTATCTTCTGTAGTGTTGATGTCATTAGCCAAAAATTCAAAAGGGGAAAACTGTCTATCTTGACTTTCGCACTCATAAGCATAGTTAGTATGGAACTCTAGCCAATTTTGAGAAGTAATTCTAACTTTCCTATGTTCATCTAAAAATTGACCGTCACCATAGCCACCGATATCTACAAGGTCAATCGATTTTGCAATGCTGTAGCCACGTTGTAGCCCTTCGGCTATAATCTCACGTTTGTTCATTGGTTCCTTACCCTATAGGCAAGTTTAGAGGTTAGTAGAGATATACACTAGTTAGGTGAATACTCTTAGCAACACTGTCACTATGCTGCTAGGAATAATCACTACAAGATATTGTCTACACCATAGTACTGTATTAGGCTGTAGAGTTGATGCACTAGTGGCTGTAGTTTCCAATCATTATCAGTAGAATCAATGAATGAGAAAAACGCTTTTTTGTCAAACCAACTTGCATCAACTTTGGCACAAATTTCTGCACCGTCTACATAGGTTTGTTTCCATGTCCTAGAGCCGTCTGCATCATTGCTGCGATATAATACCGTACAGTCACCAATATCGCCCCAACCAGAGTTATACGATATAGCTAGGTTATATTCTTCAAGCGATTCTTCAAGACTTGCATCAATACCGAAAAAGCCTTTCTCTTGCAGAAGTTCGTAATCTTTTTCTTCTGCTCTTTTTATCAAGTTGTATTGAACCATTTTATTTCATTGCCTCATAGATAGTTTGAGATTTTTTTGGGGAAAATCGAAATTATGGGATAGGGTTACAAAGGGTACGGGTACTTTTTTTCTAGAGAATATTTTATTTCTAGATGGGGTACAATAACCCCTCACCCCTTATCCCATAATGTTACAAGCTTTTAAAATACACTTGCAACCTAATACACCAAACACAAACATCAACATACTTTGGTGATTCTGCAACATCAAAGTTATGGCAGAACCAAAAACCTCGATATTGACTTGGCACGATGTCAAGATACATGATGTAACCTCACGATAACAACTAGCGTTAGTGCTAGTCTTAGCTGTGCTGTCAGCTTATTTATACAATTTCAATCAATGTAATACGTTCTTGTTTATCTTTTAGTGTTTGAAGTTTACGTTCTAAATCCCGAATATCTCTAGAGATAATGTTAAGAGCCTTATCTTTATGCTCTTCTAAAATAGGCTCATCAGGATGTAAGATGTAGTTTGAATATAGCTTATCGTAGTAAGCATCAGTATTTTCACCCATTGCAGAATGAAGCCTTCTTCGGTCTAATGATTCTTTAGTTAATACACTCATAATCTTATCTCCTTAGTTATTTCAAGTGATAAGCTTTACAGCACAGTTAGGACTAGACTAACTTAACTTGTTTTATTTGCTTTGCTGACTTTAAGTTATAGCAGTATTACAGCTAACAGACTTTACTAAAGCATTGCATTTACAATTAAGTAGTTTTGTCTTAAACGGTTTACTAACCAACCGTTAGGTTATATCTAGCAGTGCTAGGCTTAACTATTCTTACGATTCTACCCATTAAGCGAGATAGACAACGTTTGTCATCGTAATGACTCAATCACGAGATACTAAGCATAAGCTGAATTACGAGTATTTTCCGAATAACTCAGTCTTATCTTTTCACTCTCACATAACTAACCGTACTTTTCCACTCGCAACCTTATCACAGGATATTTTTTACACAGGTACTAAGCTTTGACACTCAAGACTGATTACTTGATGTGATTTGACGTTAGTCTATATTCAGTTTTCAAGGTACATTGCATAGCCTTGTAGCGCTGGAGAACCCAGATACTTGCTAAACTTTTTTAACTTCCTTATAGCTTTGCATACTTCTTTTTGGTTGTCAACACTTTTTTAAAATTGGTGTTGAGCCAGAAGAAATATGAAATTTTCAAGGTGCTTAGAGATTTGCTTAGCTAGACTTGGCGCTTTGCGCTTCGTTTTGCTTATCTCGTATCTCATGTAAACCAATATAAACCCTATCGATTAAAATGTAAACCCCCCCCCTGTAGCATGTAAACGTTTAAAAGTGGCTGTAAGCTATACACCGTATAGATAAAAAAGTTTGAAAATTCTTTTTTGTCCCGTAAATTTCGTATTAGCATATATCGCGTATGTATGTATTCTCTCTAGTGTTTAGTTTGTATTCTCTCTACACTGCCATTTTTTGGTATCTCTAAGACTTTGTTAGTCTACTTAGCTGTATTTGTATGTTTGTTCGTATCACCTAGGCTTACATCTTCAAAATTTGGGGCTATTTTCAATCGGATATTTTTAATCTCCCATTATATTATTTTCATGTTCGTTATGTGAGGGTAAGTGAGGTTCTTTTTTATTTCTCCTTAGTGAAAGTTGTCTGAACGCTTTATTTATGCGCTGAAAGCATTATACAGTATAGAGTGTAGCTTAATCTGTATCGTAGGACACTGAATTTATAATGAAAAGGATGATATTTGACTTAGAGATAGATAAGGGATATATGATATTTGTGTGAGGGAAGTATGGGATATGCTCATGTGATGTTCGTATATACGAGAGTTAAACGAGAATGAGAATGAGAATGATTATCATTTGCTTCCCATCATTAGCTAATTAGCTACTTCAATAAGTAAACACGCATCTAATTAAACATATAGCAACGAGTTTGCGCCATCACAGCATTGTTCGATAATACTCGAACATTCATACATACTATGAAACGTTAGCAAAACAGCGTATTCGATTAGCAAAGTTCTTTATACAGTTAGCAAAAGTATAAGGGAAATTTTATACAGCCTACTCAATCGCCGTAGGGCTACGAAGTGTCCCGATGATGACGATGATAAATAGTTAACTATGTAATTACAAAGATAGATGCCAAAATAAGCCCTTAGCACTTAAAATCAAAATAACCACTTACAAAGATACAGCAATTTGCCTACAAGGATAAATAAGCGAATCCAACCTTATCTTTGTAAATCGAAAAATACCTTACATAGTTTTAGGTATGCTACAATGTTTACATAGTTTAAAAAAGTAATGATTGTAGATGACCACAGATTCCCAATTAGTCCATAGTCTGCGAACAGAGTTGAAACGTATACCACCAGACCTAGAAATCGTAAAACAGGCAGTAGCCGAGCTTACAGACGTAGATTCCGAACCGTCTAAGACTAAAGTAGCTACCTTGATTACTATGATGGTCAGTCAATTTGCATCTGAGTTATCTAAGCTTACAAAAGCTCAAGATGAAGGTAAAACTATAAAACCTAATAAGTTGGCGCTCGTACTTAAAAATAATGAGTACCTACTTGCAGATTTTTCAGTTATCTTTGATGAGAATAAGGAAAATCCAAAAATTTACTACAAAGGTGCAAGTGACGCGGAGACAATCTATAAAGCTTATGACTACCTCCGTAGAGAGTTGGCAGCATTTATTGGTTACAGGGAGTTTGACAACTCCACTATTGCCAGAGCCATCATGCAAGCCAAGAACTACCTTGAATACGACAAAGAGCTTTTTGATTGCGACATTATAAACGCCTTGGTAATTGAAAAAGCTTACGAACTAAAACAATCAAGAGCTAACAGAAAAAATATTACTATCCCAGCACTAAAAAAAGTAATCTGCTCTGTAGAGCTTTCTACACAAGAAATTGAGAGTATTTTATTAGCTGCTGGTTGGGAAGTTGTAAAATCGGGTTCTTGCGCTACCAAATTCTTTAGACCTACCTATTAACATGACACAAACATTCGTCTACGCTATCTATTGTCCAAATAAAAACGAGGTAAAAATTGGTTATGCAACTGACCCATTAAAAAGATTAGCTTCCTTGCAAACAGGCACAACTGACAGACTTGATGTACTACTAACTTTCGTAGGAGGAATTGTAGAAGAAAAGAAATTGCACGACAAATTGAGTAATTATAGGATAGGTGGAGAATGGTTCTCTTACAACAAAAAGGTAAGGGAAGAGCTATTAGACGCGGTTTCCAATATGTACCCAGTTTCTGACAAAGAAGATTTACTGAAAGTCTTTATAGAAAATTATCTCGAAACCTACTTTTCTTGCTACAAGACTAAAAAACGCACTAGGATATACCTGAAAGAGTTGAAAGTAGTTTGTAAAGATTTTCCAGAAGCTGACCAAAAAACCCTGAAGGCAACTATGCTAGATTTAGGTTACGAACAAAAAACTGATGCTTCCAGAGTTGTATTTTTTGAAAAGATATAGTAAAATGACACAAAACTTCTAAACAAACCAAGATAACTAACCATGCCCAATCCTAAATCATTCGCCCTGACCCTCAGCCTCCTTTTATGCCCCATAGCGCCAGCGTTTTCTTTCTCGTTCCCTCACGAAGACATTCGCCCATACCGACAGCCCACAGTAGTTCAAAAAGTACGCATCAAAATACCTAACAACTGCTACACCTACGTGGAGCGCGATTTTACCGAACGACTCTACTGCAAACCCGACCAGTTCTTTCTACACCTGTCCGACGGCGAGATGCGCCGAGTCAGCGAGGTACAGTACAATAGAAATAACATTGGACAACCTCTTATACGATAATCATGCAACATTTTGTCTCGTTTCACTTGTCTCAAGCCAATTTCATTCGCCTCAGTGACAAGAACATCAATGCCGCTAGAGAATTGAGCGTTAAGAATTTAAATAACCAAAGCAATCCCAATAGCTTCACTCAACTCAGTGGACTAAAACGCATTGAGGGGCTTGAGCGACATGACGCTATTCAACACACCCCTATAACTAAACAGCACTACAAGACTTTAGTAGGAAAAGACCCGAACCAGTATTTTCCAGAAAGTAGTTTGGCTAGAACTGGAGGCATGAGTACAACACCAATGCCCTTAGCTCAGAACGTACCAGAAAAAGTAAATACAGCTACAGAACTAATGACAAATGTGATTGGCGCACCTAGAGGAAGAGATAGGGCAAACGTAAGGTACACCGATTCCTTACCCTCTAATGTTACTCCAGATGTGGTGCATAGTTACATTAAAAAAAAGAATACTGAGCCTGAAAGACTTGCAGCTATGTTGCCTTTAGGGTATGAAATTGAAAATGTCTCTAATCAACAATTTAGAGAAGATTACATAAAAAGAATGCGAGGGTCTAAAGATAGATTACTTCCTGAAAAACCAAAGTTACCAACTAAACCTTCTTTGTACGATAAATATCAGGCTAGAAACACCTTTACAGATAATTACCCAAGATACGGTAATGTAAAATATGACGAGTGGGAAGCTAGAAAATTAACAGGGGGGTTGGAAGCAGGGCTTACCCCACTACCACCAAAAACCGAAAATAAACTACGTCAAATCTCTAACAGAAGATACGAAGAACAAAGGAACGCCCGATGACTACCGAAGACACCACAGCAACCAAGAAACCTTCGCCCAAGCTACCTAGCATCTTTCCCCCTAAACTGGAAGAACTAAAAGGCATGACTGGCAAAAAAGCTGACAAAAAAATGCTAAAACAAGTCGCCAAACCCCCACTAATGCCAAAAGCGTTGCAGAAAAAGAATGCCAGCGCTGAGTTACTTTCCAGAATTAAGGGCTAGTGGCAAGCAAAAGAACTAAAGTACCTCTTGAGAAGGTAACTAGAGAAAAAATTGCGAGTTTCATGAGGGCAAGCGGATTTGTTGTCCAGCAGGAGGTGGTCGTGCCTACTGGTCGCATCGATATTTTGGTTAAGGAATATAAACCAAACGGAGAAATCGTTAACTACCTAATCGAGTGTAAGCGTTACGGAGACAGCAATTCAATCAAAAATGCAATAGGTCAGTTAAGAACGTACTCGACCCACTACGGCAAAAACACTAAGTTGTATATATGCACCAGCGACCCCACACCACTAAACAAGGAAGCTCAAAAAGTACTTGCTTGTAACCCTGATATTCTTTATAAAGTGTTTACATAATATGCATACTATTAACTTCGCCAAAATTCGTAACGCCAAGACTCTTCTCCTTACACCAGACAAACGTGTGCTGCACTTCCCTGCCACAAACAAAGTACGCATCGATAATATTCTCCCAGATGAACTTCATTATCGCTCGGCAGCCCAACGCAGTAACAAAAAAGAATATGCTAACGCCAACACAGCAGCCTTAGAGACGGGTTTAGTGCCTCCAGTACAAAACTACCGTGAACGAGGTAACATGACCTCCTACACGCAAGATTACGCAGGTAGGCGCTTACCTAATAAACTTGAAGGGATAAAACCAAAAGAACAATATAAGCTGGGTAGTCAAGTAGGTCGTATACAAAATCGTTTACGTGAACAAGATTTAGGGCATACCGATATTCATGAGGGTAATATAGTTAGAAGCAAGCCGAACGGTAGAGAGGTGAAGCTCATTGACAATGCATCAATTGAAAACATTAAAGACAAATACGATGAGCAACTGCTAAAAAACTTGCATCATGAGAATGGTTTAGGCACACCATTTATGACAGGTTACAATAGTAGAATCAATTTTACACAGGAAAAACAAATGCAACACTTTGCCGACTTTGGATTAGGTCGACAAGCATTGAACTATATTGGTCAACATCCAGTAAGAACAGCCGCAGGAGCGACGGCATTGGCAGGAGCAGTTAAAGGTTCTGGAGTATTCGAGACAGAAGAAGAAAAGGCGAATACCTCTGGGCTTGGTCGTTTAGGGAAAATAATTAACAACTCTGCATTAGGAGCAGCAATTGGCACTGGAGGTATGGTAATCAATCAAAAAGCCTCTCAGCTAGGTGCTGATGCTGCTCGAAAATATAAACGTAAAGCTACTCCTGACCCTTATGCCAATCCCGCAAGACAAGCTGGACAGGCTCCTCAGTCAAGTAGCATAGATGATGATACTTCACCTACTTTTCAAAGGGAGAATAACCGTATTTGGGAAACACCTAAAAAGTCTAATGGTAATGATTGGTTTGACGTACCTAACGGTTGGGACTAATCCTCATCATCTTCCTCAATCTGACTAAGCAATGCCAGCTTCTTTTGCAGTTCAGTCTGTAATCTTTGGCGCTCTTTAGGGTTCTTCAATCTTTCAACAGTTTTACTACGGTTAAGTTGCTCAAGTAACTCCTGATTAGTTTTAGGAGCGTTTTCCATTACTTTGCCATGTAATTCATGCAATGCTTTCAACCCTTTGATGCCCTCATTGAGCGCCTTGAGGTCAACTTTCTCATACTCTCGAAAATCTATATCATCATTGCTATCCATAGCCTCAAGCAAGTCGCCATACTTTTGCTCAAGCCCTAAATTAATCAATCTCACCCCTTTACGAATAATGGCTAAGCTGTTCGCCTCAGTCTCGCTCTCCTCGTTGGTGAAATAGCCAAGCTCAGTACCAAGCGCTTCTTCCTGTACTCGCGCCAAGTAACTGTCTCGCAATCCGCCCCAACCTTCGATAGCTGATTTCTTAGTTAGCTGGCTGACACCAACACCAAATTCCTCGGCAAGTTCTTGCAGATTGTAGCTCTCAGACCAAATCCGTGTATGCCCCTTCTCCTCGTCGAACTCCTCAATACGCTTGCCAAGAATATATGCGCGTTTGATATCTGTCCAGTTTACCCAGCTTGTCTTGCTGAGTTTATGTATCGTTATCTTTTGCATTTCAGGCTGTTCACTATTCAAATTTCGTAGTGATTGCAGCTTTTGCTCGATGTTGTTAGCCATGTCTCAAAATTTCTTTTTTCTGCACGCCGTAAGGCGCTTGATTGTTGTCTATGTACTCTACCACGTTCTTTAATGGGCTATATAATTTCAAGTCTAGTTCTTTATGCGTCACTATCCACACCATCACTGCATTAGCCGCCACAATATTTTTTTCTGACGGCATGATAACTTTTAAATACTCGATAGTGCGTAGATTTTTGGCATCACATTTAGCAAAGTCAATCAAGAACTGTACTCCAATTATGTCAGGTGGTATGTAACGCTTGACAGGCTGCTTAAGGATGCTATCTTTAATCTGAACTTTGAATCGAGACACAGGAAAGTGATATGATTGCTTAGTATAAGATAACATACATAAGCATGGCAATCAGACAGAAAAATTCCAATGACATAAGTGATGCCGAGCTTCGTAGGATGAGTGACGCGCTCGACGATGTGTTGGCAGAAAAAGCAAGTAAAAAGTTGCGCCACTTCTACGCATGGGCTTGGGGTTTTCATCAAGGTGTTCCTTTAGAAAAAAACTGGCACATTGACTGTGTTGCTGAACACGTAGAGGCAGCTTTAAATCGACAAATAAAGCGACTAATTGTTACTGTACCTCCTCGTAGCGGGAAGACGACTATCACTTCTATCTCTGCTCCTGCATTTAGGTGGATATCCCACCCTGAAGAAAAATTCTATCTGAGTTCACACAAGTTAGGTTTATGCACTAGTAACCTGATTGCAACTCGAAATATTGTTAATCACCCAGATTATAAGAATAGATACTGTAATCCAGACCACGAATGGTTCAGTTTTAAATTATCAGACGACCAATCAACTAAGACTAAGATTAGCAATACAGGTAAGGGAGAGATAAATATATCATCTCCAGATACAGGTATTATCGGTAGTGGAGGCACTGTATTTCTTATAGATGACATTATCGATGAAGAGATGTATAAAAATGAGTCTATACGAGAACAGAGAAATAAGTGGGTGACTGACCAGTTATTCGGTAGAACTAATGATTTTAACTCAGATGTCCGAATAGCTATCAATCAAAGACTAGGCGATAGCGACCTTGTAAATCATTTACATAACAAATTTATAGGAGAAGACTGTTTTTTTGAACTTTGTATACCTGCTGAGTTCGCTAAGCGCAAAACTTACTTCTCCCCTTTGGGTGAAAAGTGGAATGACCCCAGAAAAACAGAAGGGCAATTGCTAGATAAAACCAGAATACCTTTAAAATTATTAGATGGATTAGACCCAATCCGCCGTAAAACTCTATTCAATCAAGACCCCAGTGGTGGTGGCAAAGGCATAACCATCAGTGAAACAGATATCAGGATTGTATCTCAAAAGCCAACTAAGCTAGATTCTATGATTATTATGTGGGACTTGACCTTTGCAGCATCTCAAGCCTCTACATCATGGAACCTCGGTGCAGTAGTGGGCAGAAAAGAAAATAACTATTATGTAATTGATGGTATTCGAGCAAAGTTAGATATTGTGGGGCAAATGGCAGCTATCAAAAAACTAGCCAAGAAATATCCTCAAGCCGAAATTGGCGTAGAAGCAAAAGCTAACGGAGAAGCAGTAATGCGCTTGCTTGCTAGCGAATTTCCTAATATTGTACCTTTTCGTCCTAGTGTTTGGGGGGGGAAAGCTCAAGCTGACAAAGAAAAAAGGTTCGGTGCAGTAGTACCATTTATCAAAAACGGTCAATTGCACGTTTACAAGCCTCATTTAACAGACTATACGCTTGATGAAACTTATGACCCAGACCACGCTATTAATGAACTAGTTGGCTTTCCTCTATTCTCGACTAATGAGTGGGTAGATGATATAAGTTATGCTGTAGGATACTTGAGCCAGCAAACAAGTAATAATGTAATCATGCTGTTTGGAGACAACAATCCAAAACTTACTGAAGATGAATATTGGGAAAATGACAGATTTGCTAAGAAATATAATCCAGACTATAATGAGGCTAACGACCTATGTATTTTCACCGACACCATCCCATCCGCAGAGGATATCAATGCCATCCAGTTCTAAAGATTACATTACAGACAAGCTTGTGTATAGTGTTTCTCTCTCCTTTCCTATGGATAAGGTCAGAATGTTCATGCTGCATTGGAAAGACCTTGTAGTAGCCCTAAATTTATCTACAGTTCAACGCCAACTTTATTTTTTGTCTCAAGTTTTGTATTTAACTGGAGAGTTTCTATATCAAAACGATTTTGAACTACTGTATAAAATTGCTAATGACTGGAAAAAATACAACCTGAATCAGTACGCAGACGCAGGTGACTTATATGGAATAATCAGAACTCTTAGTCCTATCGAGCATGACTTAACCAGTCTCGAATACTTAGAGCGCTTACAACAACAATTACAGCCTCAAACTTGTGCCAACCATCCTTAAACATACTTTAAATAATGACTCGCTTCCATCACCTCATGAAATTGCTGTTGGTGAACTTGTCCTAGCGCTCAAAGATGAACAAGCGATTCTTTATACTAAGGATTTTACTGGCAAGATATTCGAGATTGGAAAAGGTGTCCAAAAGTTCACTGAACTACAAGATGTCAATATAGTTAATGCGCGTGATGGCGATTTTTTTGTTAAGTCAGGCAATGAGTTTACAGCAGCCTCCCAAATTGGAAATCTTAATAGACTTAGCGACCTTGAAATAAATAACCCTGCAAATGGTCAATATTTACGATATGACCCCATCAAAGAAGCTTATGTGAATGCAAATCCATCTTATGCACTATCACAACTTACAGACGTAGATTTGACAGGTCTGACCACCAATCAAGTACTGTATTGGGACTTAGTAGCAGGTAAATGGAAACCTCGAACTAGGCTCAATTTAGTAAACGAACTTAGTGATGTTGAGCTGACACCTACAACAGGAACCGAAGATGACCCTCATCGACATCAAATATTATCTCTTGATGCTGGTGGAACAATATGGAGTAATCAAGACCTTCAAATTATTCGTGACCCTAATCCCACTTTAAGCAATAACCTTAACGCAAATGGTAATTATCTTTACAATTCTTTCAGTAATGTTAGTAGTATTCTGGCTAACTCCCCTACTATTAATCTTCCTTACTCTACTTCAGATTATTGGATTGTAAACGGAGTCCCTCTAGAGACTCAAGCTCAATGTATTATTTTGCCTCAGATTTCCCCTGCAAGTAATCAAGCAGCAGTAATGCTAATCGAGATACGTCAAAATACTGGGCAAATTCTTATCGGTGGGCTTACAAACGTTAAATATGAAGACGGTAGAGCTATTCGATTATCAGGTTCTGGCAAAACAGACATTATCACTATCCTTGTTCAGAATATTGGGGGTATACTTACTACCTATATTACAGCCGCAGCCCTCAATATAGCCACATTAGGTCAAGGAGGAGTTCCTGCGTGGAGATATGATATCGAGAACAATCAAACTCAATTGCTAGCGGCTCCTAAACTATACGACGATTACTTTAAATATGTCAAACTACTACTAGATTTTGAGACACAAACATGGCGCAGTAAGCTTTGGTATGAAGATAAAAGTAGTTTGTCAGTCCCGATAGCAGTACTCGGAGTTACACAACAAGATACAGATATTACAACCTTCGGAATCCCTAATAAAATAGCCGAGTTTGATAATGTTATTGATACCATTACAATCTCTCCTACTGCAACTATTAACGTGATAGGAGATTTTACTTTCGAGTTCTATCTTCAATATCAAAACACAGCTTTTTATGAATCAGCTTCAGAAATTACGCACAATTATTTCATTTCAGATAACTTCAGTATCACTTACACTGGTCAGCTAACCGCCAGCACTCAAAATCTTACGCTCACATTAGTTATTGGCTCTAACACCTATACATTTGACAACGCCAACCGACTTTTTAGATATCAAAATAGTCGTTACATATTTTTTTCTGTCACGCGAGTGGGGACGAGCATCAAAGTACATTGTGATGGGCAACTGCTAACAGAAAAAGAAGGCTTGGTTACAGATTCCCCAGTAACTAATTTGGCTATTGCATCAGCAGAAGTAAGTATGATAGGACGTATTGACTCAATACGCTTAACAGTAGGCAAAGGAAGATACACTGATGCTATTTATCAACCTCCAGCGATGAGGTTTGGTCGCTTGGGGGGACTTGAAAATGTGGTTCACTCTCAGTCTTTTAATTACTTTCATCGCAGTATTGGTAATCAGATATTCTCTTAATATGAGTACAACCATATTTCCCCACACAGTTAACGAAAACAAAGCTGACTACAACTTAATACCTGTGGGAACTTTACTATTGGGCTTTACCTCCAAAAATATTACTACTAAAACATACAAAAACAATGTAGCTATTGTAGGGAATAGTAAGCGTAATCTCAAAGACTTCATCGAATATTACTCTTACAGTGATGGCTCGATACTTCGTTTCTACAAAGGCAAATTAACAACCACTGTGCCTAATATATATTTAAGAGATATTGAAGGAACAGTAATAGCAGGAATAGGTGATTATCTTGCAGTTACCAGTCTTGGTACTGTTACTAACGTAGGCAGAAAAGAATACTCTGTCAGTCAATTAAGTGATGTGGTCGATTCTATTTCATCTGATAAGTATGCTCTAACCTACAATGGTGATGTTTGGGTATATGCACCTGAAGCTTCGGCATTAGGCAGATTTGAAGATGTGACTTTTGCTACAGTACCTTACGGGGTTTTTGTATCCTATTTTGCTCCAGTTAATCAAGGGGGGTTTGGAAATAGTTATAGAATCTTGCCTTTGAGTATTACTTGGGATAGGTCGCCCATTCTCGGAGGCACATTAAATTGTAATGGCAAGTCTTTACGCAACTTAACTTATTATTCTCAAAATATACAAGCTTCATCTCCTGTATCAACTTTATCTGTAGATACGATTACTTATAATGAAATCAATATAATTTGCGAGGATAATGTCAAAGTACTCTCTTTAGATATTATTGTTAACCAAACTCATCTCAAGTATTTTACACTTAATCTAATAAATTTTGAAGGGATATTGAGCTTATCTTCATCTCAAGCTGAAATTATTTTTGAAAACGGTTACTTAGCAAAAACAAAAGGAAAAGATAATACCTACACCCTGTTGGCATATAGAGATGATGTTAAACTAAGAGTTATCATGCTACACAAAAATCGAAATCTCAATGTATTTACAAACTAACAGCAAAGAAGGTAATAATACCCCAGTTGAAGTTGAAGTAGTCCAAAGTCCTAACTTTGAAATATTTGGTACAACTGTACATCTGCCTCCAAGCTCTAGTCTTAATACCATCCTTCTTTTGGCGTTATTAGTTCAAAATCTCACTAACCTATTTAAAACAAAACCCGTAGAGTTTGCTATTGATTTGCTTAGAGGTGGCGACCTAGAGCTACTTGAAAGACTGGATGATATAGCTGTAGAGCTTCGAGAGCTTACAAAAGCCGATAGAGTCCTCATTGCAGGATTCCACAATGGTAAAAAGAATACAATATATCATTGGAAAAGATTATCGGTTCTGGCAGAAGCTACTAGATTAGGTATAGAACCTGTTGCATCAAAACTGAAAGATGTGGATACCTATTCTGTTATGACAAAAGCAGATTATGATTTACTATCTACATTGAAAGCCGACCAACAATACGTTCACACGCATCAAGATTTACCAACCATTAGCGCTAAACAAAAAAGATTCCTAAGCACTTGTTACATGTTTGGGCAATATGTCTGCTTATTAGTTGATGACATTGCAGATGCACCTCATGGAATTATCTTTGTTCAATACGATAGCCGTGAAAAATGTGAAGTACAAACAGAGAGTGAGATAGGCTGGAGTGATGCTACTAGAGACATGGCTTATCAGAAAGCAATGATAGTTAATAATCTTATTTATGACAGAGGCACTTCAAGAATGAATAAAATTTTTGATTTTGTTAAAAAGAAATTGAGGATTTTCTAAACTATGCTTTACAGAAAAGATGGCGGAATTTTCAGTCGTGCCTCGGCTATTGTCAACATTCTAACTCAGCTTGATACCGTAGTTCAGCCAGCTTATATTGATGATGAGACTCTAGCTCTTTACGGTTTTATCCCTGACCCAAACCTAACTAGTCCTGTCAGTCAAACTCCGACTCAAGAGCAAAGAAAAGCAGCATTGTCCAGTGTAGATTGGGTTATTGGTGCTGCACACTTGCCAGAACAAACCAAGGCATCTATTGAAGCATGGAGGTGGATAGTTAGAAATTTGCCTCAAATAAATTTAAGTGCAGACATTCCGCCATTACCTAAAGTAAAGGGAGTTGCAGGATATTTTTCAGATGCAACACTAACTCAAAGCGAAGCTGACCAGATTAAAAACTATGTAACACAAGACGAGGGATGGCTCACTTTCTTACAAATATGGAAGGAGCTTGGATTTACTTACTCTAAACAAACTGTGACCAACTTATTGACGGCTTACACAAATGTGGCTTTAGATGAAATTATCCGCAGCCTATAATCACTCTTTCTCTGCTGGCTATTCTTACACCAGTCAAATATATGATGTTGCAAAACTTATTCCGAATTTGAATGGGTTGTACTTGTGTGACCCAGACTATCTAACGTTCTCTAAAATTGGGGCAAGCGAAACCAACCAAGTCCAGACTATCTACAACCTGCTGTTTGATGGGAATTTTCTCCAAGCTTCAAGTAATTCTCCAACACTTATTACTGGCGATAGTCAGTTCAATGGGCAACCTAGTATAGACTTTGCAAATAGTGGTAATCAATCTTTACTATTCAGAAGCCCAGTAAAGGTTGGTACATTAATAATTGTTTATCTTACAAGAGTTGCAGGTAGTTTTCCTGTGTACTCTTTTGGCTCCATAGCTGGCGACCCCCCAACATTTTTTGATATCTTTCGTTCTGGAGTTACTTCTCTATGGGCAGAACAACCTCTTGCAAATAACTCTATTTATAATGCAACATCACGAATCAATAGTCGTTCAGTATCGCCAGATGTATTCATTCCTCTAAACAATACTCGGATACTTAGTGTAACTAACATAGATAATGCTAATCAATATGAGATTGTCTCTGGCTTTGGCGGGAGTGCTAGTGGAGGGGATTTAAGTGTCAGAGGTAAAATAGCCGCAATCATCACAGCAGAATCTCCTTGTCCATTAGATATACTTGCATCAGTTGAAGCAAAGTTAGCTGAGATATATGTCAACTACAATGGAGTGTCAATTTCTTCTCAGCCATCATTCAGATTGTTCGTTGATGCTTTTTTTAGTTTTGATTTTGCTACTATTGCTGTTGACGAGTTTTTTGATATTGTTAGCTATACCTATGTATCTCCTAGTGGATTAGGACTCAGTTTTACAGGCTCAATTTTATCGGGCTATGTACCAGAAGTATTTGATGGTGAGTTCACTATAAGTATTACCAATAGTAATAGCATGGTATCTACTTTTAGTTTTAGTTTGGAAACTGTTCGTCCTGACCCATTTGTACTAGACTTCCCACAACAATCTAATATAACCGTAGCTCTTTCTACACTAAAAGATAGTGATGACATTCCTTACGGGATTTACGCCGATACATTTGGGAATATAGTTAAATGGGAAGACTGCCGACGATTACCTAATAAACCTTTATACATAGCAAGTGACATAGGAACTAATCAAATCACTTACGATGGAGCAACTGCGTCTTTTATAACTAATAGCTCTTTCAATCCCAGAACACTATTAGGAACAGCCGTTAACTGCAAAACATTAATCTGGGTATACAAACAAAAGCAAATTGGGGAGCGCTTTATGGCTAATGGCTTTCCAGATATATTTGCTAACGGTGTTCTTTGGACTACTACTACCAGTGAGGAAATATTTGGTACAACAGCTATAACTCAACTTAATACAAAGGTTAATAAGGTTGCGGTAAATGCCTTCAATTATCGATTCCCAAATGAATATGGGGCAATTATTACTGCAACTAATTCTGGAACATCGATACCTTTTAGTGGTCTTACTTCTCAATTAAAAGGAGAACTACTGTATTTTATCGGTTGGTCGGTTGCATTGGGCGATGATGAACTTGCAACGGCTACTCACCTCTTAGCTAATAAATTTTTTGATTCGACATTATTACTCTTCAGTACTGAAACAGAGTTCAGATACACTGAAGACGTTATTGTTAACCTTAACAAAAAGGTTACTGAAATAGCTGGTAACGCCGTAGACTACGAGATACTAGTTAACCACTATTCCGCGACAATAGATGGTGACGACCTTACATTTACTTGTCCAACTGATGACTTTATCGAGTTCACTATTCGCGCTTACACAGATGCTGAATCAATTACTTTCAGTTTTAATGTCAGCATCACTTTACTTACTAATCAACTTTATATCGACCTGAAAGGGTTGCTCAACACCTTCAGCTCATTTTTTATCGTGACCCCTGATGCTGTCACTTTATCTGGTGGTAACATACTTCAACTTGATGAGTATCGCACTAACGGTCAGGGACTTCTTGGGGTGAATGCAGTAAATTATGTCACACCAACTCAATTAGATGGGCTTCCAGCAGCTAGATTCAACATAGATGGTTCCTCACGGCTAGATTTCGGTACACCTAGCAGTAGTAGTGGGTATTGTTTCATAATGACCTACATTCGCAAAGCAGGGCAAACTGGGGCAGCTTTCTTATTTGGTCAAGATAGTAACAACATTTTTAATTCTGGTAATGATGGCGAACTCCTAGCAACAGACTTCTTTGGGGACGTTTGGGCAAACGGGGCAGAAAGGGAACGTGACTATGTGTTACCTGAAGAATCGCTTAGTGTGGTTATCTTCAACTCAACCGACTTGGTGACCATTAACTCTATTGCCAAAGACAGGGTGTTTGATGACAGGAGTGTAAAGGGCAGCGTAGCCATGTTTTGCATTGTTGACTACAATATTGAGCCTGAGTTATTTACGCCAATTGAGCAAAGCATTCGAGACTATTATCAACCAGCCAAAATAGTCACACTGCTGAACTTCGATAGCAGTATTACCGACCAGAGTTATCGCGCCAAGACCTTGACCAGCAATATCTCGGTACTCGACACCGTAACTAAAAAATTTGGAGCCGCAAGCTTCCCTATCAGCAAAAATAGCGTTCCAGCTTACGTGCAGATACCCAATGACTCAGACTATTCTTTTCTGTCGGGCGATTTTACAATTGCAGGTTGGCTACTTACTGACCGTGCTACTGATGGTGAAGTCGTTAACATATATAGCCAGCAAGGTTTAGCCATATTCTTTTCTACCGACCGATTATACTTGGGGCGCTCATTGATACTTGGACTTGCTCTCTTTTCTGTTGCCTTGCCTTTATCCTCAACTGTGTTCAATCACATCGCTTTGACAAGACAGAATGGGACACTTAGATTGTATGTTGGTGGAGTTCGAGTGTACGAAGCTGTTGATGATTACGAATATCGCGATTGGAATACTGACGCACAAATAGGACAAGCCACTGCAATAACTACGAGTGGCTTGAACATCAATTTAGATTCATTTGTGGTGTACAGAAGGATTTCGCTTTACAATGGTGTAAGCTTCTTACCTCCTAGTAGTGCTTATGCTGTCTAAGCGGCTAAATCAGCCAAAGCAAATTTAGAGTAGGCAACTTGAAGGATAGCAAAGTCGTCTTTTGTGTAAACAGAGACAAGGGATTTGTTACCATTAACAATACGATAATCTTTGAGGGGGTCTTTTTGTTTCAGGCTTTTATAAGTCTCGCAAGTCATACGCCCAAGTCCTGACATCTTCCCTTTGGAAAGAGTAGTCCCACGAAACTCTAGAAGCCACTCAGCCAAAGACCAATTGGGGATATCACCAGCAAGTTCTTTAGGAGTAAAGATATCTTCTTTTTCTGCTTCTCGCCTTACAATCTCATCTACAAGAATATTGATGCCATCCATTCTAGAATCTGCAACGCGCTTGACTGTTTTCCAATCTCTAACTTCTTTTGTTAAGGCATTGACACTAGAAATTAAAGTGTTCATTGTCTCGTTCAAGGAGTTATTGTCAGAATTGGCAGAGAATTTAGAAATCTCTTTAATCCAATTGTGCATACCTTGTTTTGCAAACTTCATCGCACTAAATTTTGCAGTTTCGTTTACAGCCCTAGAGTCGAAAGCATAGTAAAAAATAATCTCGGTAGCAGCTTCCGTAGTAATAATTTTAGCTTGCTGTTCTGAAACAAGTTCAGTATGGAAAACGTCGCCCTCGAAAGACTGTAAAGCTTTTGACGTACTACCACTCCGAGAGCTACCAATAAGGTTACGAATACTAGCCTCAGTAACACCGCAAAGCCTAGCTAGCCCAACTTGACTAATACCAGAGCGACTGCCATCATTTGAAATATAAAATTCAACACCATTCTCAGCGATTACAGGAGATACAAGTTCTTTGTGTGACATAAAGTTGTTTATTTGTAGTTAACATTAAACTAACTATAACATACTTTAAAACGATAGTTGTATCTACTTAAAGGTATAACTTGATAAGGTTATTTTGCGGGTTATCTGCGAACGCTAAAACTATTGTGCAGTAGGGGTTCTAGCTAAAAATATACCCCAAAAACCCCTACTAAGTGCGAACGCCTTTTGTTAGTTTACTTTTCTTATAACTCAAGAATACCTGAAAATTGGCTCAGATAATTGCTTGGGTCAAGTTCGTCGAGTTCGCCCTTCCGTTTCATTTCCCGTTCACGCAAAAATTTCTCACGCTTAGCTTGCAACTCCTTCATATAGTTATCAGACTTCTCTAGCGTCTTGAGTTCGGCTGGGGTAGCTGTGCCGTGATGCCGTCTCAGTTTATATAGGAAGACTTGTGAGTGACGGAACTTGAGGTATAACTGCTCTTTTGTTTTGTCTTCGCTCCTATAGGCTTTCTTGCGAAGTAATACAAACTTGCCAAGACCGAAAATATCAATAGGTGCAGTCTCATCAGCACATAGTTGAGCTTCAATAGCTTTGGTAATTTCGCGTAGAGTTTGGTAGACGAATGCTGGTGTCAAGAAACTACCTGTATCTGGGAATCGGTCAAGCAAGTTGGCATGAGCTTGGAAAACATAGGCAGGAATATGCTTGCGCGTTTTCTTAGTTACATTGATAAGGTCTTTTTCTTTTTTCTTTCTTACTGTATCGACGTAAGGTTCATGTGTAGGTTGTGTCATACTATATAGATATACATATTCCTAATAATCTTAGCATCATGCGAAAACAGTCTAATAGCTTCAAAGAGTTCAAGACGCAAGAGTACTTTAAAGCAATAGCGGAGTCTATCTTAAGTGTTCGCAGAGCAATCAATAGTGATTTTGCTAAAAATACTTTTGTGGATGAACTGGCTAAATGGATTGCCAAATCGAATGCAAGTATCTATGAAGTACCTAATAAGCTTTTCGAGAGGTTTGCAGAAAAGAATGTGAGCGATGTTACTGACAAGTATTTTCTTAAGGTGCAGGTCGAGTTCAACAAGGTACTGACCACCAATTTTGAGTCGATGATTAAGTTGGCTATTAGGCATCAGATGTACGATTACCTTTACGAGTATGGTAATGATGACATTAGGAAGTACTTTGACACGCAAGTTATAACTGAAGATACTAAAGAACTATCCGCAGAGTTCGCAGCCAATGATGACTATGGGCAAAATATGCAAAATCGAGCTAGATATAGTTTGACAAGAAATGCAGTAAATAATCTACTAAACCAACGAGCAGAGCAAACCAACATAAATGATGTAGCTAAAGTGCAAGAGCGCGTAAAGATAGCTGATGAGGTGTCGCGCAATGTGTATATGCTCAATAAGATAAGTGATAGTACTAACAGTGCTAAAGCTGCCATGATGAACTTCTTGTACGGCAGCAACGATGAAAAACAGAACTTCATATCGAGCAACTATCTAGGTAAGCGCCGCCGAGTGCTTCAATCTTCTTACTCAACTGAAAGCAACAAACAGATTCGTAAAGCTGTGGCACTATTCTTAGCAGATAACCGAGAATATATTACTAACATCAAATCTCAACGAAATAAATACGAATATGACCTCAACTTGCTTAAAGTACGCATCAGGAACATTATCAACAAAGACACTCAAGGTCTTCAAGGGGCATTTAAGCAGCAGTCACCAGATGTAATTGTGAAGACCGAGTTAAATATCGCATACAACTTCGGTAAGGTAGCTGCGTTCGGAGGTAAGGCGGATAGATATAAACGGTTCCGATGGAATGTTGACCGTGAATATGCGCTTATCAGTCGTTATAAGCGATTGACTAGTGGAAGCAAGAGAACTGACCCAGTACCATGTGAGTTTTGTGAAATTCAAGATGGTCTTGAATACTATCTATTTGAAATTATTAATAATACTAGAAGTGTAGGAGATGTTATTAATTATAAAAAAGGTGGGCAGACTCAATGGCGTAACTACAGTCATCCTACGATAAGTGCCCACCCCAACTGCCAATGTTTTTGGTCACTTTCGGAAGACATTGACGAAGAAGATTTCGACCCTAAGAAGTCTCCTCCAAATCGTCCACCTCAAGGTGGCTTAGGTACACCAATTAAGATTGCTATCGCGGCTACTGCATTCGTTGCTGGACTTGCCTTACTCGCATCTAACAAATCACTAGGCAATGCAACAGCCAAAGCTATTTACTCGACGTTTACAACACCTCGATTGCCTGTACCAGATGCAGCCAACTTACCCCGCATAGTAGAATCAGGACTTGAAGCACTCAACTTCGTTGGGGCAGAAAAGAATATTGTAAGTAAGGTAGCCAAAAGTGTCCAAATCATCAATCGCGCTTAGCCTTGGTATTGCATTGTTGCTTCTATTAATCTTTCCACCTGACCCTGATAGAATAAATTTAGCGCGATTATTTTACGCTTTAATATATCTCTTTCAACACCTTCACCCATGACCTCCAAACCGCAACAACGAGCTGAATTTATATTTGAGGGACTTCAAGCTTTTCAACACGTAGACATTCCTTCAGCTTTTGATGCAGCTCGAAATGCAGTATATGGCTATCACCCTAGTTTCGGTGACATGAGTGCGCTTCCTATAGCCATGAACGCCCCTAATTTCCCTAAGTGGGCAAAAACAGCCAAAGATACTTATAAAGCTAATGCTGCGGATAAGCTTCCGACTAGAGTTGCTAAAGCTGCACTTGAAACAGGTGGACATGTTCTACGTGATAGTGAAGGTTGGGGAAATCCAATTGCAGATAGTATGTCAGCAACTTATAGAAATGTTCGAGGAGTTTATGACAAGCAAAAAGAACTTGGGCGCAAACTAACCCCTAGAGAAGTATTACAAGAATCAGGTAAAGCTGCATTACAAACAGCTAAGAAGCAAATAATCACAAGACCTAAAATGTATTTTTATGATGCACCAAAAATGGGTGTAGATGCCCTCAAAGGTGCAGTCCCTAAAATCGGTGAGGCTATCTCTAAGTTACGCAGACCTAAACTTGCTCCGATGTCCATTTCCTTTAAGCATTTTAAGAATTTTTAGAAGGTAACGTTGAGTTCATAAAAAAGTATGTTATGGGTTTTTCATAATATTTACTAAAAGCCATTAATTCATAAACCTCAAGAGGTCGTTTACCTCGTTCAATTTCACTAACCACATCTTGAGAGAAAGAAAAATCTGCCCCCACACTAGCCTGAGATTTATTCTTGGCTTTGCGTAAACTACGAAGCTTTTCCCCGACTTGTTGGTTAAATAATGATTTGTCGTTCATGTTACGATAATACTTATATAGTTATGATAGCGCATTAGCTAAATGAAGAAAACCTCGCCTAATATTGCATATTTTAAAGCCCCAACATCAAGAGCCAACTTTGAGTTGGGGCAGGTGTTGGTAACTGGCGTTCCTATCAAGGACGAATACACTGCTTTGGTTGCCACTGAAGGCAAATTTACAGATAGCACTGATGTTGAGCATGAATTTACTCCTGAACGTTTGCAAACAATTGTCGAACATACTAACAAAGCTATTGATAGTGGCACTGTAGTTCCAGTTTGTGCCGACCACAAGAAGGATATCCCCAACACTATTGGAAGTATTTCTGGAAGAGCTTTCACTAAAATAATCACACCAGAAGACCTCCCTAATCAGAACTCTCAACACCTTGTCGGTAAACTAGGGATGTTCTTATCTGGCGTAAAAGTTGCAGCAGCCAAAGGAATCGAAGCGTTGAAGTCTGGAGTCAAAAGCGTTAGCATGGGACTTAATCTCGACCCTAATGAACACCGCATCATGGAATTGAGTCTTGTACCAATTCCCGCAATTCCCAACATGGGGTTATTTCACAAAAAAGTCTTGAAGGCAATGAGCAGCACTGCCAATTTTTCAGGTATTCCTGATAGTGGTAATGCTGTGACATGGGATGAACTTGAGGCTAACGACCAAGCAATTGATGATTTGCAGGACGAGTACAATGAAATTTGCCAGAAACTGTGGCTTTTGTTAAAAAACGCTTATGATAACGATGGGATTAACATTGACTCCCCTGAAGTTTTATTGCAATTAATTTATTCTCAGTTAAATGGTTTTAGCGTAAAAATCATCGA